ACGAAATCGATGCACTAAATCAAGCACAACAGCAAGCAACAGCACAGGCAGACGAAATTGACCAGTATCAACAAAGAATAGCAGAGGCTTTACAAGCATATTATAATGCACAAGGTACATTACCTCAAGGTGATCCTGGTATTGATAAAGCATTGCAAGAGTTTTTAGCGGTGAAAAATGATCCTAATTATATAGCATTAGTAGCCCAACTAGAAGCTGACACTAGTGTTGATATTCCTTCGGTCGCAGGTGCCGCAGAAACAACTGCGTCTATTAATTCAAGCGCCAATGAAACTTCTATTAATGGATTGATTGCGTCTGGTGAAGGAGCATTTGGATCAAGTTTATCTAATTTAGGATCATTAAGTGGCATTGCAAGTTCAGTTTCTACCGGTAGTGAATCATTGACTTCATTGATTAATAACCCGTCTGCATTGACTAATCTGAGTTCTACCGCAGGAACTGCATTGGGATCGGTGGCAGGTCAAAGTGCAACTTCATTGCAAGCATTACAGGCTTCAGCATCATCAAATGTGCAAGCCATCAATAATTCTATTTCAGGTATCATAGGTCCTGCGTAAAAAATAGAATAAATACTGTATGGCACAATATATTGGATTCAGTACAATCAATGCATGTCTACCCCAGACAACAAATAATGTTTCTGGGTTAGCTGCCCGCTCCCTAGACGGTGGCTTGGGATTACAACAACCGTTAAATCCTGGAAAAAAGTTTCGCTTACTTAACAGTCAATTAGTAGTGCAAGATTTAATAAATGCATTAAACATCAGACAGGGTGAAAAAGTAGGACAACCTAACTACGGTAGTGCTGTTTGGAATTTTCTATTTGACCCGAATACAGTTGATGTTCAAAATCAATTAAAAAACGAAATTAAACGTGTAGCATCACAAGACCCACGAATCATTTTAAATAATGTAAATGCTTTTCCTAAAGAAAATGGCATACTAGTTGAAATAGAAATGGCGGTCGCTCCCTTTAATAATGCGTCATTATTAAGTATATTTTTTAATCAATCAACTAATACTGCTGCCGTAGTTTAATCAAAAACCAAGTTTTTGAGAATGATAAATATATTAAAAGAGAGACTCTATGGCAACCAGTTCAAGACAAGCGGCATTATTCGGACTCAATGATTGGCAATCATTCTACCAAACCTATTCCGCGGCTAACTTTCAGAGTTATGATTATGAAACATTACGTAAGAGTTTCATTGATTATCTACAACTTTACTACCCAGAAACTTTCAATGACTACACAGAATCTAGTGAATTTATTGCATTACTAGACGTTATGGCGTTCATGGGCCAGGGTCTTGCCTTTAGAAATGACTTGAACAGTCGTGAAAACTTTATTGATACCGCAGAACGTAGAGATAGTGTTATCAAACTAGCAAATCTAGTTAGCTATGTTCCAAAACGCAACATCGCCGGTCAAGGGTTTATCAAAGTAACTAGTGTTAGCACTACACAAAATATCTCAGATATCAATGGCTTAAATTTAAGCAACTTGCAAGTTTTGTGGAATGATCCTGCTAACCCAAATTGGTTAGAACAATTCAACACTATTATCAATGCAGCACTAATCACATCACAACGTGTTGGTAAACCGGGCAACTCACAAGATATTTTAGGTGTTACTACCAGTGAATACAGTATTCAAATCCCAAGCACATCATTGCCGGTAGTGCCATTCAATGCAACAGTTGACAATCAAAATATGAACTTTGAATTGGTTAGTGCAAGTAGTGTTGGCAAAGATTATGTGTATGAAGTTCCACCTAGCCCATCAGGCAAGTTTAACATACTATATCGCAATGACAAATTGGGCTTTGGTAGTCCTAACACAGGATTCTTTTTCTACTTTGTCCAGGGTAGTTTATTGAACTATGACTTTACATTGCAGCAACAAATTTCTAATCAAAATGTTCCAATTGGAAACATTCAAGGTATTAACAATAGTGATACATGGTTATATAAATTAAATACTGACGGAACTAGAACACCTTGGGTTCAAGTTGACAACGTATATGCAAATGCTCAATTGCAAACAGAATTTTCTAACAAAGATATTTTTTCGGTTACATCAGGATTCAATGATAGTGTAACTTATATCTTTGGTGATGGTGTGTTCTCTGCTATTCCTGTAGGAAACTTCAGAGCATATGTTCGTTCAGGTAACGCATTAACATATGTAATTCAACCTAGTGAAATGAATGGCATTAGTGTGTCATTTAGTTACATCGACCAAACTGGTCGTGCACAAACAATTACATTTGGGTTGACATTGACGCAAACAGTAAGTACTGCCCAAGCGAGAGAAACATTAGCAAGCATTAAACAACGTGCGCCAACTCGCTACTATACACAAAATCGTATGGTTAACGGTCAAGATTACAATGATTTTCCATACTCACTATATAGTTCAATTATCAAGAGTAAGGCTATCAATCGTAGTAGCATAGGTACATCAAAGAGTTTAGACTTGCTTGACCCTACAGGTAAATTCTCAAGCATCAATTGTTTTGGTGATGATGGTGCATTGTATCAAGATAGTACACCTGGCTTCTATCAATTAGCATATAATAACACCAGTGATATCATTGGATTCTTTACTAGTGCATTGTCATCAGTATTGGCAGCAAATAGAGCAGTTCAATATTATATTCAAAATTACCCTAGATATGCAATTAACTCATCTACAGTTACTGGTTCTCCTGTTTACTGGAGTACAGCGCAAGTTAACGCAAGCAATGAATCTGGTTACTTTTATGAAATCAACGGTGCATTAGACATACCTCAACCAATTGGCATTTATGCAACAAGCAATCTGCAATATTTGACTATTGGGGCATTGATACAATTTACAGCACCATCTGGTTATTACTTTGATAGTAGTAATAGATTGCAAGCCGGCATACCCGGTAATGGTGATAGCACAACATTATGGTCAACTATTACTAATGTTGTTGGTGATGGTAGCAACAGCGGTACTGGTAATTTTAGTAACGGTACAGGACCTGTAACACTAAGTGGCTATGTTCCAGACGGAGTTATTTTAACTCAAGTAATCCCCACATTTAGTAATGCAGTTCCTACTACAGTAATTCAAGAATGTGTTACCTTGATGGAATTACAACAGAACTTTAGTCTAAGATTTGATAATTCAATTCCTATCAATCAACAACGTTGGTTTATTGAAGATATTAATTATCCAAATAGCTTTGTTCAATTCCAAAGCGTTGGTAATAACATTTATTCTATCACATATCAAGCATTAACATATTATTTTGGTAGTGTAGCAAGCACACGCTTTGCATTCAATCCTAATCAAGTTGTATTTGATCCTTATTCAGGTAAGATACTACAAGACTTTGTTAATATCTTACAAGTAAATTCCGCTCCAGGATCAAGTCAGCCATTGGGAGAAGATGTGGTAGTTAACATTCTTGGCCAAACTGTTCAAAGTGATGGTTATGTAGATGACTTCCAAGTTGAGGTTTCAACAACTAGTGTTAACAATAATCAATTGATATTAAGTCCTGACTTCTTTAATCAAGTCACTGGATATGTAAACGGTGGAACAAACATTGGTGTGTATGTGTTCTTCCAAATTGTTACTGACCCACTAAACTTACAACAAAACTATATTATTCCTACAAGTAATGTATGTTATACGTACCCCACGCTTACACAAATTGAAGTAAACAAATATCAATATCCTGTTGGACAGTTATTTTTTGCATATAGTGAAACTAATGCACAAGGTACTACTGGTAATTTCTATGTATCTGTACAAGATCCAACTGTAATTACCCCGTCATATTCAATGGTACTACAAACAAATTACACTTGGAAAGCAGGTCGTCAAGGTCTTGCATTCCAATATCGTCACAACAGTAATAACACAACTAGAATTGATCCGGTAACAACAAACATTATTGATTTATATGTTGTAACTCAGTCATACTATACTGCTTACACGCAATGGGTTACTGACATTACCAATACAGTTCCTTATCCAAACATGCCTACTATCAATGAACTAACACAAGAGTACGGTGAATTGGATAACTATAAAATGT